TGAGTTGTCCAGTGGCGCAAAGACTATGACCGTGCCGTTCAATGACTTGCATAACCTCTATGAGGCTCAAAAGGCCGACAATGCGGGCAAGGTGCCGGTGGTAGAGTTTACCGGCTCAGAGCGTTACAAGGTGAACACACCCAACGGTGAGCTGACTTTTAAGAAGCCGGTGATGGTCATCAGCGGTTGGGTTGACCGTCCGGCAACCTTAGACGGTGCTGCTGCACCGCAAGAACCTGCGCCGACAGTGTCAGCGCCTGCGATGGAAGCTGTTGCCACCTCGGCGGCTCCTGAAGGCAGCGACCTGTTTTAAGCGCAGTAGGTCACGGCGGTTAGGGTTTCCTCCCTTTCCCTCGCCGCCGTGGCCGCTTTTCTAAAGGGACAAAGGGTGAGGAAAGGGTTTAGTTATGACAAATATATCGGCTCACATTGAGCAAATTGCGAGGCACTATTGGGGTGAACCCAATATGAAGCTGTCGCAGAAAGGCCGGACGCTCCGGTTTGGCAACAGAGGCTCACGCGAGGTGCATCTGGGCAAAGGCACTTGGTTTGACTTTGAGACAAACGAGGGCGGTGGCTGCGTGGACTTGGTGCGAATGAATGAGGGCGCCACAATCTCAAGCAACATCCCCGAGATACTGGAGCGCAAATTCGGCATACAGCGTCAGGCGCAGCAGTCGTTACAGCCAGCGCGGTTTATGTCAGCGGTCTATGATTATATCGACGATCAGGGCGAGGTGCGCTATCAGGTCAGGCGGTTTGAGCCGAAAACGTTTAGGCAGTGTCGCCCTGACGGTAAGGGCGGTTGGCTGTTCAATATGGATGGCGTCGAGGCGCTACCGTATAACCTGCACCACATAATCACCAATCCAGACGCGCCAATATTTATTGTGGAAGGTGAGAAGGCGGCACAGCGGCTGACTAAGCTGGGGCTGGTCGCCACAACGTCTCACGGCGGGGCAAAGAAGTGGCAGCCGGTGCTTAATCAGTATTTCGCTGGCCGCAATGTCGTGGTGCTTGCTGACAACGATGACGCAGGGCGCGAACATGCAGATATCGTGATCGGAAATCTGTTTGGCGTCGCCGGTCGGGTAAAGCGGGTGGAGCTGGACGGTCTACCAGCCAAGGGTGATATTGTTGACTGGCTCGACGGCGGCAAGGGCTTCGACGATCTGATGGTAGCGGTTAAGGCTGCAACTACCGTGGCTGAGGCTCCGGCGGTTGAGGCGGAGGCGGTTGAGGCGGGCAACGATAACGACGGCGATTACTTCGACTTCGTTGACGAGGATTATCTGATGAACATGCCGCCAATTGAGTGGGCGGTTGGTCAGGGTGACGACGGACTTATCACGGCGCACGGCTTGAGCATGATTTATGGCCCGCCGGGAAGCGGCAAGAGCTTCATCAGTCTGGATATGGCGCTATGTCAGGCGCACGGTATCGACTGGCAGGGCATTGAGACTAAGCAGGGCGACGTGCTTTATATAGCCGGTGAGGGCGTTGGCGGGCTTGGTAAGCGCGTAAAGGCGTGGAAGTCAACGCACGGACTAGGCACAAGCGGTCACTTTCACATGCTGCCGCTGGCCGTGAACATGCGCGATCAGGCTGAGGTCGAGAAGCTGATCAGGTCGATTGACCGGCTGGATAGGAAGTGGACGGCGGTATATATCGACACATTGGCGCGGGCAATGCTTGGCGCTGACGAGAATAGCTCGACCGAAACTGGTTTGGTGATATCTGCGGCTGACGCTATTCGCAATCATGTGCAGTGTGCGGTCGTGTTTGTGCATCATAGCGGTAAGGCGGTTGAGCGCGGCAGTAGGGGTTCTTCGGCCATCCTTGGCGCGGTAGACACGTCTGTGGTGGTGTCGAAGGACGAGAGCTACATAACAATGCGCGTTGAGAAGCAAAAGGATTCCGAGCCTATGGCTGATCTGACGCTGGAGATGACGCCGATTGCGTCTATATCAGGGTCGTCGGTGGTGCTGACGAGGCTGGATGGTGATGACGTACCAAAGAAGAAGCGGTCAGCCAAGCCAGCCTCAGGGCGGCAGGAACATGCGTTTATGGCGCTGCAAAACCTGATCATTGATATGGGGCAGAAAAGGGTGCCAATTGCGGCGTGGAATGACGCTCATAAGGGCAAATCGCCGGATTTGACGCCAGAACAGCGAAACACGGCTCGGCAGGCACTTCAGGACAAGGGTCTGGTGGTTGTGGATAATTTTATGTGCTGGATAAACAGTGAGTTAGACGATAATGTCGGTTAAGAATGATTCTCAACCGAGGGTCGGTTGGGTTTTCAGCCGAGGGTAGGTTGGGTCGGCTACACCCTAAGGGTAGCCTACCCGACCGACCCTAAAACGAGCCGATGTAGAATTGATGAAGGGAAAAGATAATGGCGACTAAAAAGACAACGAGGCCGAGGCCAAAACCTAGTAAGGTTTATTATCAGCCTACTCAGCCAGCAATGCGCCGGATGCAGGACGCGTTGCACAAGTATGACGATGTCGTGTCTAATGTTGAGGGGCGTTGGGGTGTAGACCGGTTGGTGTGGTTGGTTGGTGGTGATCTGCGTGACAGGTTTGAGCAGCAAATGGATAGGCTCAATGCGGCGATAGATAAATGCGATCCGTCAATTGAGCATGAGGTTGACGTGACGTTGCGTGGTGTGGCGGCGTTAGAGCAGGCGGCGATAGCTGCTGGCGCGAAACCGCTTAGTGGTGATTACGTTGAGGGCAGGATGCCGGATGGCAGGGTGATAGCAATAACGGCGACAGGGTATGAGGCGGGTAAGGTAAAGCGCGACAACCGTGAGATGGTTGTGTATTCTGCTGATGAGATAGGGCGGATCATTGAGGGGTTGAACAAAGAGGCTCCTGTGGTTGATGCTATAAAGAACGCGTTTATCGGCGCCGAGGTTCAGAGCGTTAAGCCGGTTCCGGCTAACCTAGACGACGAGATTCCGTTTTGAGTGGGGTTCGGACAGTGGAAGATATCGACAACGAGCGTGACGATGTACTGAAGGATCGTGAATATATGTTGCTCGGTACGTCCACTTGGATTGACATCAGAAACCTCACAGTAAACGTGCAGCGGGTCGGTAACGGCGTAAAGGTAGATATATGGCCAAGAGAACTGATGCGGGGCTACGAGCCGATAGCGAGCGTTGAGGTTCCATTTAGAGAGGGGAAGGATAATGATAACTCAGGGGGATGGTAGCTGGAAGCGTATGTTGGATCAGGACAGATGCCCGAAGTGCAAAAGCCTGATGACAAAGCTGGTAAATGAAAGAATGGTAGTCAAGCGTGAGTGCTTGGTCTGCAACTTAACGATTAACGAAATGGACAAGGATAATGAAAAGGGCTGAAGTTTTAGATACGGCGAAAGAATATGTGACAAAGGATCGGGCGGCGGATCACGGCAATATGGAAGACAACTTCACAACGATTGCGAAATATTGGTCAAACCATTTGGCGCATGAAGTCACGCCAATAGACGTGGGCATAATGATGGCGCTGTTAAAGATAGCCCGGTTGAAGGGCAATCCATATCATCAGGACAACTACGTTGACGGTGCGGGTTATCTGGCTTGTGCGGCTGAATTGGTGGACACAGATGGGTGATGTACTAGAGTTCAAGCGTCACTGGGTCTGGTTCTTCAAGGAGCCAGTGACGTGCGACTACTGCCTGCAAGACACGCGCGGTAAGGTCTGGGAGAGTATGCAGTCGATAGTGTGCAGCAATTGCAACGAGGCGTTGCTGTTGATCGACGAGAACACCAGCCACGTTTTGACCGTGGACTTTGACGATGAGGATCACGACGATGTCAGCTAAAACGCCAGACAGCGTAATGATAGAGTTCTTGGAGCGTGTCACTGAAGGCAGATCAGGGCGCGATGTTTGCAAAGATAAAGATATGCCGGGCTGGTCTAGCGTCTGGCGGCGGGTTTGTTCGGACACAGAGTTCGCTGAAAACTATCGTGTGGCGATGCAAAGCCGTGGCATGATCTATGCTGACAAGCTGGATGAGATGGATCGCTTACTGCTGTCAGGCCAGATCACAGAGAGCGCACA